TAGACTTTTGTAGAAGAAAGTTCCACATTTTTTATTCGCCTTTTGAAAGTGGAATTTAACTTTTCACTTCAGCAAAACCTGATTTTTTTAAGAATAATCTGCTGTTATCCGTGCTTAATGAATCAGAACAGCAGTAAATGATGAAACCGCTTCATTGCTGCATGACAACTACATTTTTCTTAACCCTGATTCTCATGCAAATTCACACATTTTTCTCATTGCAACAGAAACAGGAGTTGCCTTTATCTTCTGATGATCGCATGAACAGGACAAACCTCTGCGCACAGACCGCAATGCAGGCAATTGTTCTGCCGGATATGGCAGGGTTCCCCACACACAATGCACTGCTGGGGCAATGACGAATACAGCTTCCGCATTGGATACAGCTCTCCTGTATCATAAACCCCTTTTTCGGCATCGATGCTTCTCCGATTGTAAAATATCGGCGTTCGATCGGCTGTCTTCCAAGATCAAAGAATTCAAGCTGTGCATCACAAACCACAAAGGCATCCAGTATGCTGAACGAATTACCGGGATAGACGTCCTTCATAGACGGGTTTTCATCAAAAATACGATGAATCCAATACTCCTGCTGTGACAGACGAATCGAGCGCCCCTGCAGGCGCACCATCTGATACACGCTGTTCATTCCGGTAATCGCAATTTGCGGATGCTGAAGCAGCTGCCTGTGAAAATCCTCCCTCTTGAAGTACAGAAATACAGCTTATCACCCTCTACAAGCATAACATCAATGATTCTGACCTGCGGATTCCCCTGTTCATCAACGCTCGCAAAGGAAACATCCTTTATCTCACGCAGAATTTGCAAACAATCCCCAGCCTGCATATGCAATCCTCCTGTCTTCAAACCGGACATACCGTTACCGCTTCTTGTGCGCAAAGAGGAAACAACTGCAACAGCAGCTTTTCATATTCCTTTTGCGGCATTGGCTTATAGTAAACATAGCCCTGAATATAATCACAGCGCATATGCTTTAGAATTTCAATCTGTCCCCTGGTTTCAATCCCCTCTGCCACTGTTTTCACACCAAACTGCCGTACAAGCTGAATGATGCTTTCAACCAGCAGCCGATCCTTTTCCTCTGTCTCCAGATTATGGAAAAACAGCGCATCAATTTTCAATACATCCACATTCAGATTTTTAAACATTCCCAGAGAAGAATAGCCCTTCCCGAAATCATCAATGGAGCATGCAAAGCCACAGGAATGCAGCTGATCCACAATGGAGGTCAGCCTCTCCCAGTTGTCAAACATGACGGATTCTGTAAATTCAATTTCCAGCAGGCCGTCGGGAATGGCATAGCTCTTTTTTATGCCTGCATAGGTCTCTACAAAATCCATATTGCAGAACTGCAGACGTGAAACATTGATAGATACGGGAAGCACCGGCTTACCCTCATCCAGAAGCTTTCGCAACCACACACAAACGGATTCGAATACATATTGATCCAGCTGAGGGATGGTACGATTTTTTTCAAAGGCAGGGATAAACTGATCCGGCATCCGCAACGTACCCTTTTGCGTACGCCAGCGCACCAGTGCTTCCGAGCCTGCAATCTCTGCGGTTCGCATACAAACCTTCGGCTGGTAAAACACTTCAAACTGGCGGCTACTCAAAGCTTCCTCCATACCGCTTTCTATCGACTTTTCTTCCAGTAAATGCTGCCGGATGCTTTCATCATAAAAGCAGTAATTGTTTAATTCATGTCCGTTTTTTACCATTTTTCTCGCAAAATTGGCACGGTTCAGCAATTCATTCAGATTCAGCTTTTCATCGACATCCTCCAGACAGCAGATACCGCAGCTAATACTGAGCGCCTGTCTGTCAAGATGAGAGCGCATATAGTCACGAATAGCAGCATCCACGGCAGACTGCCGTTTTGTCAGCTCAGCTCTGCTGTTATAATGACGGAGAATGATAAAATTATCCGCATTGATGCGTCCTACCAGCTCATCATGCTCCTTATCCTTTATCAGCAGCGCCGCATAGTGTTTTAACAGATTGTCTCCGTTCGCATAACCGAAAACATCATTGATATATTTGAAATCCGAAAAATCCACATAGAACAGTGCGTATTTAAACTTCGTATTGCTTTTCATAAGCTGTTCTGCGCTTGTGATGAAATACTCAAGTGTATAGGCTTTGGTTAGGGTGTCTCTTCCCGCCGTATCCTTCAGCTGTCTGTTTGTGGTTTCCAAACGGAGTATTTTACGAATATTTGTTATAAAAATAAAAACCCATAAAGCGAGCACACTCAAAAACATGATTATATCCAGCAGCATCAGGCGCTTTGCATGCTGCTCGGTAAAGGATTCTGCAGCGCAGACCATATCATTGGTTGTCTGAAAGAAATCCTCACTGTCCTGTAGCAGCTGATGCTTCACGTTTTGATCATTCCTGCTTGTTCTGACAGCATAGATTTGCTGTTTCAGCTGTTCCCACGCTTCCTTTGTTTGATGCAGCTCGTCAAGATAGTCAGCATCGTCCGGCAAAGGCAGGTCATAAGCACCGCGTCCGGTACAAAGGCTGTTCACAATATCATCAATGTACACTATCAAGTCATCCCCATGAATATCATTAAGCTCCATTTTCACGAGTTTCTGAGAAGCTCCGCGCACGATTCCGGTATAATTGATCAGGCGTCCATGTCGCTGGACACGATATATGGAATTGATGGTGACTCCGCCAAGTAGTATGAGACATAAAAAAATTCCGAGCAGAGAAAACAACCAGCCTTTTTTCATAAGGTACCTTCTTTCATGTAGTTCAACAGCTGCAGGAATGAAGGTAGAGCTATGCCGCTGCTTCGTATCATGACAGAATACATCATAATCGAAACGGGCTGATTGCAAACCTGCATATGTAATTTATAACACCATTATATACGCTTTCTGCATGTTAATCAATGTAAGAGCTACCATTCTATGAAAGGGACTGTGTAAGAAAAGTGTACACCTTTCACATATGGATCGTTTTTCATGGTCGCTGTCTATGGTAATTTTACCGCACAGCTTCTCACGCAGGCTACAACCTCCTCTGTTACCCATATATCGTTAAGCTATCGCGTATAAAACGCCTCGCCCCGCAATATTTGCCCTTCATGAGGAATCCCCTGACGAAAACCGGAAGGTGAACGGATAACATCCCAGCTCCTCCGCCGCTGAATAAGAGCAGCCTATTCGAATCAAGGCACCTTCCCCGCAGAGCATAGAAAAAACCACTCATTTCTGAGTGGTTACATTTCGTCAAATGGTGGTCCCGGTCGGAATCGTACAACTTTTAACCATTCATACGTATTCATATACGATAAATAGCTGTCATACGCTATCATCCATTGCATATAGAACACACTTTTTTAAATTTTTTCGTCATTTTTTCGTCATAAGAAGCGTTCCATGCTAACCTTATCCCATTCACCATGCTTGGCAAATGGGATTAACTGCGAACGAAATTCATCCGTAGTTGATGACTAATAAGGGTTTTCCCATTCAACATGAATGAAGAATGGAAATATCGCTCCGGTACCAAGGGACTTTAAGTCGTCCAGTAAAAAACGCCATCCGAATTTCGTACAGCGTTCTGAACTATGTCTGTTTTCCAGTTGCAGTTAATTTGTTGCTGTCGCTCTAATACAGCCGACGAATTTCATCGCTTGTAAAAGAATACAAGATATCTGGATATCTTTGGATGACTATATATAAAAAACAGGGTGTGAAAACTTTTGCACTTCTGTTTATGATGTTTATTCCTTTATCACCTTTCTAACACTTGATACAGTGCTTGCAGTATTCCTTTCAAAAAGTGTGCATCCCTTACTTTTCATTTCAGATAGCAAATCTTTTATAGGGTATGATGTTTGTTCTATAAAAGGAGGTTTCCCTTGTCTCACTAATTCCAAAGTTTCCTCTGTGGACAAATTAACATCCAAACCTAAGTATTGATATAGTTTGAATTTACTTATTATATAGAGATAGCATTCATTTGTTGGTTTGCTTTTTATCGCTCGTGCAAAATCTCCAAAATGGCCTGCTCTGATACAAATACGAACAGTCTGTGCATCTAAGCCTAATAATTCTCCCGCCGCTTCAACAGACAAAATACATGGGCTTGTTTTCTTTGACATATTAGCTCCTTTTTTTCAATAGATACTATTTATATCTGTCTCTATCAATACCGAATCTTTTACAGAATATATCTGTAGGGACTATCAATTTACCGATATTTGGCATCCGCTTAGGGTCAATAAGTAAATCTCCATTAGCATCTTTTTCATTTAACAAATCATGTATAATCTTATATGCTTGGCTCTTTTTACAGACATCACCTAATACATACATAATACCTTTATAATCTAAAAACGGACATTCTAAAGGACTTCTCTTTTCTTGCATACACTTTACCTCCAACACAATGATACCATATATTTTTTAAAAGCTTAAAGATTTATTTACAGATAACGGTAATATATTATTGCTAATCTATTTACAAAAAATAGTGATGTTATCATGAATAATAAGGTGAAGCTATGTCTCCAATGCATAAATACTGAAATCGTTTTCTTAAGAAACCTTAAATATAGTTGATTTTTTATAGAGATTTGTTAAATTAGTTATATAAAGCAAAGGGGTGGGAACATAGTAATAACATAATTCTAATAGACATAAAAGCGAAGAAAGGAGGTTACATGAGTAAAGACAATAAGATGGCAGTTGTGTGTTTGGTGGGAGCTGCTTTATTAATTATTTTAAATGTTTTATATAGACTATCTTTTGTAAACAACTATGTTGCTTTATTGTTTACAATACTAATTTTCATAATTGTATTTTATATCAATCATAAAATAAAAGGGAGATAAATAAAAATGAAAAAAATCTTTATATCTATGTTGCTGATATTATCTGCAACACCAATTTTTAATGTAAAGGCTGATACCAATTCGACAGAATCTTGTGGTATTGATCAATCTGTAGTTGAAGAAAAATACAAAAATCAAGATAATGAGCTAGTTGAGAAATATGAAGATAATGTTGAAGTAATATATAAATCTGATAATAGCATCGTAATTAGGGACTACGCAAACCAATTTAATGCAGAAACACCTAAATTTCGCTCAGGTGGTCTACTTAAAAAAATCGCTTATTTTATAATTACTGCTGCTGGTCATTGTGGTGGGGTACAATACCTTACAAATAATAAGGTGGATGTATGTAGAATCGCATTAAGAGCTTTGGGAACAACAAAGAAACCTAATGCAAAATATTTATTAACAGGAAAATATATTTCTGGACGTATCCCTGGCTGTGAGCCTATACATTCAGGTCCATGTAATAGAGGTTACTGGGAATACCGGGTTGTAAAACTATAGTGATATGACAGGCGATAATCAAATCGCCTTTTTTAAGTATAACATGCCCCTCACACTTGAAAAGACCACCCATAGGTGGTCAATACCGCAAGTTAGATACTGCCTAGATATCAACCTTAGTGTGTGGTGCGGTATAACTATAAAGACCAATATGCATAATTAAATTTATTATTTTCATAGTAATAAATAAAAATATCTATATAGATAACAGGTTACTATATATTTTTAATGACACATCGCAATCGCCTTTGCATAGTTTATATCGGAGGTGAGTGAAATGACAGGCACATTAACAATTGAAACTATGGAAGCAAACGGTGCTCCTGTTAATCAGGCAGCTATAAGAGTGTATGAGAGAACAGACAGTGCTTCTAAATTTATAATGGGATGTTATACCGATGAAAAGGGACTAAGTGAACCTATTACTCTCCCTACCCCAGACAGCACACATTCCTTGCATAGCATTCCACAGGCGTGTCCTTATGCACAATATGATGTACAAGTCATAAAAGATGATTTTGACAAAGAAATAATCAACGGTGTACAGATATTTCCTAACACAAATTCTACTTTGACCGTTATTATGCAATGCTGTAATGGCAGGACACCAAAGACAAACACAATTGATATAGAGCATCACGAATTATATGATAAATGAATAGATACAAACAATGCTACTCTCCACATTGGAGAGTAGCAAAATGAGAGTGAACAAATATACATTAAGTTTTAGCGCAAGTTACCAATTAGATCCGCATCGAGCATTCCTCATGCAGCGTACAAATTGACGTGCACAGCGATTTTCTCTACAGTGTTGACGCATTGTACTGCGAGCTACTCGTTCTGCTTCATTCAATGCGTTTGTACCATAATCATCATCGCATCTACAATTTCTATCACTATCGAATCTGTCAAAATCATAATCGTTAAAGTCATAAGCATTACATTCACATCTGTTACACATATATATTTCCTCCTTACGTGTTATTGAGATACATCTGCGTATCTCAATATATGATATGGAGGAATTAGATGCCTAATTAGGCTTATTATAATACTTATTGATAAAAGATTAAACGTCTGATTACCATTAATTAAAAGACCACCATTAAGGTGGTCAAGTGCCGCAAAATACTGCCTAGGTATCCCTTTCTTTTTAATGGGCGGCAACGTAATCATTATATACCTCAATCAACTATTTGTAAATACATTGATACTATTTTATTAAATGTTATAAAACTTTACAAAAAAACCGGTATAGAACCGGTTTCCCATCTTTTTAGATGGACAGCATAAAGATACCTAGGCAGAAGCATATAATTATGCCAATATCATTCTATCATATTTCCTCCGTATGTAAATTCTAAATTATTTAATTTTTCTTAATTTTAATCCGATAATAAAAAGCCGGCTATAAGCTGGCTTTTGTCCCATTGTCACTGCATAAACTGTATGAAAGAGTGACTACGAAATTATATAGCATTCCTTCAAAAATTGCAAATCATTATCGTAGTAAAATATTGGAAGTTCCATGTTTAACAAAAAAAGCCGACATAAAGCCGGCTTATCGTCCTCATGAACAAATAATGGGGAAAAAGGGCGATACAATCATTAAGTGATTGCTTATATACTATACTACTTATATGTTGAAATGTAAATAAAAAAGCCACTCTCTTGTGTGGAGAGTAGCTAATTAAGTAAACCTAAATTTGAATCAACTGTAAAATCGTTATCTTTCTCAACTTGTTCTATATCTTGCCGGGTAAAATCCTTAAATTTGTTAAATAGCTTAACTATAATCAATATAATAAAGAATTGTATTTTTGATTTCATACCATTAATCTTGCATTTTAAAGGCGACCTTACTGTTGCTATCTTATGATTCATTTCTCTCACATCATCAAATAAATCAATAACGCCCTTATCCTTACACTCTTCAATTTCATTAAACAACTGTATACTTTTACACAAAGGTACCAAATCAGATATTTTAAATTTACCAACTACTAGCTTATTTATATCTACATATTTATCTTTTTCCAGTTTGATGAGTCTTTTTATTTCTTTATTCATCATAGGATATTTAGCTACCCTGTCTTCTAATATTGTATATTTTACACTTATGGTATTTAATTCTATACCGTAAACTTGTGAACATTCACTTATAATCGTTTTCCTATAATCTAAATTACTGAGTATTATAAAAATAGGCGGAACAATAATTATAATCAAGCTTATTATAATGATGTATATCATAAAACCCCCTCCTATCCTGAAACTTTTTCTAATAACTTATTATTGGTCTGTTCTAGTGAGGTGATACGTGCCTTGAAATTGCTTTTGCAAGTACGGCATACTCTTGCATTTTCTTTTTGAGCAGATATACGCTCTTTTTCTAGCTTTTCCATAAACTGTTTCTTATTTTTATGATTTAGCCACCCCCAAAAAGCTGTTCCTATATTAATGATACCAACCACACCATTGATTATACCTAAAATAGTATTTATTTGATTTAAACCCGTCCAATCCATACCCTCACCTCATGATTATCACACCTAAATAATACATTTTTTGTAATTTTTTGTCAAACTATACATAAAAAAACCACCCATCCCCGAAGGAATGAGTGGTAATTTTATGTATTAGACTTCGCGCAACGGTCCGGCATACAGCCAGATTTTACGACCTCCGACATTTGCCTGCACTGAATTTGTAGGTTTATCCACCGCAAGCACCTTAAATTTCTTGTCACATTTCCAGTAATCACCTACGCTGAAAACTTGTGACTTTGTTTTCTTACCGTTCTTATCACATTTGGTAAGTGGTCCCGCCTGAATGGAGTTACCGCCGTTCCCGGTCATCTCCTCGCACCAGATGCTATCCATGTTGGCCAATACCTGGTCTACGCTATGCACTCCTGGAATGACGAAGTATTCTCCTTTATGCAAAATCTGATCAGGCTGTGCTGGTTTGGATGGTTTGGAAGGTTTATTCTGTGCTGCAGGCTTGTTCCCTGGCTTCTGCTCTGCGCTGTTTGCTTTCAACTGGAAGCCTTCTGCAATGCCGTCTACAATGCCCTGTGCCACGGATTCTTTGTGTGCCTGGTATTCGGCCATGTCCGCCTTGTTATCGATGAAACACGTCTCTAACAGGGCGGAGCTGATGCCTAAACACTTGCATGTATAAATCACCAGCCAGTTTGTCACCTTGACACCGGAACCACCACGCTTCACGAAGTGCTTTCCAAGCTTGTTCATGATGGCCTGTTCCACATCGGTATACTGCTCGCTGTCTGTTACAAAGATTTCTGTACCGTGTCCAGATCCATTGAATGCATTGAAATGTACTTCCAGCACATAATCGTACTTTCCGATTTTGAATGTACCGTTCTGTACATCATAGAATGCGCTGCGGTTTTCGTTGTACACATCCACTATCGCATACTTTCTCAGCTTCGGCGCAATCAGGTTGACCAGCTCTCTGGTAAGGTTAGCTTCTCTGTATCCGCATCCGGAAGCTCCTGGATCGCCTGCGCCATGTCCTGCAATAAGCAAAATTTTCATTTTTCTTCGTCCTCGCTTTCCTTGTTAATAAGTTTGTCGGCAACAGCTAAGCCGTTGCTCAAAATTTTTGGTACGTTGAATCCAGCTTCAACAAAGTTTTCACAGATGGAACGTGCTTCATTCACAATCAAACTGGCCAGCACGAACCATCCAAGCAGCGTAGTAATCTGTAAGTCTACACTGATAATCTCACCGATTTCGATTAAGCCTGCCGCAATCATGAATGCAAACGTAATCATGATCCAGTATCCAATCTTTTTAAGTACTCCTTGCCAACCCTTTACTGAATTTTCTTTTTTCATGATTCTTGACTTCATCCAGCCTGTTACCCAGTCTGCAATATTGAGTAATAGAAATAATGCGAATAAATACCAATGCTCTCCAAATACCATACTCAGTACGGCGATTACAGCGCCGACAAAGGCATTATAGTTGTCTGTTAAAGTCTGTGTCATATGTTTCATAACCTCATCTCTTTCCGCCATTCTTGGCAATATGTAGGGCGTTTTACCCTCTTATACTACTTCGTTAATTCTTCGTGACCTATCTCAACCAGAATTTTTTTCACTCCGGCTTCTAGCGCTTTGGGGACATCAGCAAAATCAAGCTTTCCATCTAAGATACGATATACCAGAAAATTTTCCATTATGCTTTACCTCCTGCCGCCATCAGTATCAAATCTTGAACTGCCTGTGCAGTCACCTCTTGCTTAAGTTTCAATTCTTCCAGCATGCTTTCTGCTGTTTCTTTATATAAAGACAAGAAAGCGACTTCACCATAATCAGCTGCTTTTACAACTTCCCCATCACCGCCATATTCAACTGGCGATACCTCATAATGCAAATCTAATGATACGTAGCTGTCTAAAACCACATATCCATCACATACAGTAAGTGTCTCGCCTGTTGCGTTTTCTACACACAATGTCTCAACATTTTCCTTTTTTGAGAATTCAGAATGAATCTCTTTTAGTGATCTATCAGCAATGAAAGCAAGTTTCACATGATTATCTCCGACATTGAATCCGTCTGTGATCAGCTGATATCTACTGCCATTTTTCAGTTTAATAAATTCCATATCTTAATGCTCCTTTCGTTAGATAGTAGATTTTCCTGTTATATATGTAAGGTGTATGTTGACGCCAACATCCTTTACTATTTTTTCAAGAGGGGAAAACAAAATAGTTCCATCCTGTTTAATATTTATCTTTGCGATAATTTTTGTACTACCTACGATTTCATAGAAATTTAGATCTACTGTTGGGCGAAAAGCTTCCGGAATCATCGACGGCGTAGCTATCGTAGTCTCTCCGTTCGCTGCCAATTCCTTTTGCATATAACCAGCACATCTTAAATAAACGACTTGCCCACTTCTATACATATTGGCCATAGGAAGATATGCCGAATTAGTTAATTGAACAGTATTTCTGTTTAATTCGGTTTTTATATCATCGAATTTCTTTTTACAATATCCGGCACTAGGTACTTTTGCATTGGATGTTGAATCCGTCGTAACGATATCGCTAGGTGTTAATGCGACAGGTATTGCATAAGGTAAACTATTCCAAGGTGTTACTCCATCTCCCATTTTCATTTTAACGGTTCCCTTTCCAACACCTTCATTCGGTATTTCATAACCGATTTCGCGTTCTTTCAAAACCATATTTGATTGTTCCCATTGTGCCTTTGTTCCAGCACGTGGTCTTATTGTATAAAATGGCATTTCTCATTCTCCTCTCTTTAAATCGGATACCCACCGTTTACATCAATGTCTTCTTCGCTCGCTTGTGTGAACGGGTCACCGCCGTCCATATCGAATGTTTCAAGTTGCAGTGCTGATATAGCATCATAACATTGTGCCACTGCATTTTTTACATCCTTTTGAGATTCGTTAGTTTGGTCTATCAAATCATCTAATTTCTCTTTGCTTTTTTCAAAATAAGGATCAACATTACTCGTATACCATGACTTCATAGCACTTAATACTTCTCTTTGCCAATATTCTTCCGGTGGAGAAACTGCAGCTTTGATTTTGTTGGATACATCTACTTGTAGAGCTAATCTGTTAGATGTGATAACGATTTTATTTTCGTCAATCGCTGCCAAAGACAAATATACATCGCCTTCGTTTTCAAACACCCCATCAGGCAACAAAATGTATGTCCCATCATCCTTTTCCTGTAGAGGGCATACGATCGGCATATCTGATTTCCAACTAGTACAGTAACCAGATAACACCATTCCCTTAAATGGATTTGATTCCGATGCATCCTTGATAAGCTTGATAAAAAGATTAGCTGAATGTTGATAACCTACAAGACTGTTTCCATCAAGCATTATCTCTCTACCAATTTGTTTAATTTGTGTTACTACTATATCCATTTAATCGCCTCCTACATAGCTTTTAATCTATTCTTCAACATAGCATAATCAGCTGGTGTTATCTTTCCATCTCCATTAAAATCATAGTGATAGACCATATCATCATCAGCATCCACAGTACCCATAATTATCAAACGGATAATATACAGGTCAGCCCATGTATAGATATTGGTGATTCCACTATTCTTAATTTTGACTGTACCGTTATACAAACCGTTGGAATTTATACTCCATCCTCCAATGTCCCCATCGTTTGTCCTGATAGTTCCACCATCGAATAGTGTTCCTGTTATCGTCGTGCCTGATATCGTACCAGAGAAATTTAATTTCTTTGTATTCTGATCAACATAGAGTACAAGGCTATTGTTACCATCATATACCTTGATTCCACCATTCTTTATTGTCAGACCAAGGATATCTATAATCACCTGCATAGTCTGCATGGAGTTACCGTTGTTTATCGGCTTCGATATAAGCGCAACGATCTGGTCTTCCTGCAATTTCAACTGAGCTTCTCCTAGCCCTTTTGCAATCAACTCAATGCTTTCAGAATTGTTCCGGATAGTCGTTTCTTTCTTATATCCATCCTGCGTAAGTTCGGTCACGTTTTCCTGCATCTGGTTTATCATATCCGTTATTTTACGAGGTTCATTAGACAGTGTAATCGTATTGTTCGACCTTTCTTCATCCAGTAGGTACTTTCGGATTTTTACGATACGGTGTGGTACATCGATGCCTCTGACAGGATCAATGATACAATGCGCTGTCTCTCGAATTTTCACCTTCAAGTCTTTGTACTTATCATCTACCGCGGCAAGGTCTATCATATTGATTGTGTATGATCCAACCGGTGCTGCCAACTCCTGCAGCTTCTTCCTTCCGTCCGCCAGAAGGCTTTCCTTGTTCGTGTATCGCCCATCTATCCATGAGGTCACTATCGGCTTGCCTTTGTAGCCCTGCAGGTCGATATACGGCTTCCCGTCGTTTATATCGGAAAATGTCAAATCATCAGCACCGTAGCAGTAAAGCCTTGTGACAAGCCCTGTGCTACTTTCCTTATATGTGTGGTCCTTCATGTTTAACTCTGGAGTTACATACAATCCGGTGTCTATAGAAGCGTATGGATCTATCACAGTAACGACCTTGCTCAAACAATCAAAATCATACTGCACATCATATACCACCTTGCAGCGCATCAGTACATCGTACCCGTTGCATTTTTCCTTATCCGGTGTGCGTCTGATCGTTCTGACCTCTTCGCCGGTTACCGTCCACCCTGAAGGCTTGATATAATTCAATACATCGCCTATGTTTTTTGTCTGCAGTGCAGCAATATCTGCTGTTTTCAGATAATACGATGCCTTCCAATCATCCATATCCAGTTCGCAGGTAATCGTGGCCTGCGTGATCAGCTTGTTTACACCCTTGATAAGATAGAGGTTATCCTCTGTCCTAACTTCTGCCTCAGTCTTTAAATACGTAAATAACTCCGAATCTGGCGGAACATCAAAAGGGGCTGTGACAGATAAGTCACAGCCCAGACATAAAAAATACACCCAATTCTATAGAGAAGAAGGTGTATTTTT